TCAAATATTCTTTGAGCATTACTAACGTGTGCGTGAACGGCACAAATATCAGCACCTTGTGTGATGCTTCGTTGATAACCTCAGTAACAGCGTTAAGCCGATCCGAGACATCAAACTCAATCACGTTCTTAGTGTCGGTGTACACAGCCCCGCAAGCAATCTGCAGTAGCTTATTAAGATTAGCCGCCGCGTTTACCGCTGAGATTTCTTCCCCTGCGGCCTCGATCAACATATCTTTTTTAAGCTGCTTATAGTATTTAAGTTGCTGTGCGGACATAGGGGCAAAACGCGATGTATGGGTTACGTCTGGAAGGTCTAAGCAATCCTTTTTCTCAAACCTAATAGCAGGTTGTAATAGCTCATGCACAGCGGCAACAGCGTTAGGTTTTGGAATCCATTTGAACCTCGTCAACTGATACATCACCATGTCTCTGTAAGTACTATATAGAGTCGGCGCACGTGCAGGTATGCAGAGCTTAGCCAAACCATACGCATCTAGCGGGGACTGCGCGGCAGGTGTACCTGTCATCATCCATAGCCACTTGTCATGGGACACAATCTTGCGCATGACTTTAAATCGTTCAGTGCGGGAGTTCTTGTATGCGTTGGCTTCGTCAATAATGATTAGGTCAAAGCCGCCATTGATGATCTCGTCCTCGACAATCTTTACGCCATCGTAGTTAATGATTACGAAGTCAGCCAATCCGTTAATGATGGCCTTGCGTTTATTGCGTTCACCATAGGCAACGTCAACAGTTCGGTGAACCGCAAACTTAAACAAGTCGGCTTGCCATGCGGCTTGCATGATAGATAAAGGACAAACAACAAGAACACGCTTAACTGCGCCTTGCGTTAGTAGGTAATCTGCCGCCCAAATTGCTGATGCTGTCTTACCAGTACCCTGCTCGTTAAAACAAAATGCTCGGGTATTTAACGTAAGGAATGATGCTGTTTCTTTTTGGTGAGCCATTGGCTTAAAGATGCCGGGCCAGTTGTAGTCTCTGTCAATGGGTGATGGTACGTTCTTAACACCAAGTCTTCGCAGAGTTTGTGCTTCTTGCAACCCCCAAAATACAGCAACTTCAGTGACGCCATCTTCGTGGCTTAGCTCAGTGCTTTTCTTTATCGTAGTAGTAATACGGTTTGGGTCACGTGTACGTAACACCAGTACTTTGTTGTCAATGATTTGCATGCTATACGTTACGCTTTACTGAGTGGTCTGAGTTACGTGGGAATCCTCTGTTGTCGTTGTCATCCACAACCCTGAGGTTGCTTCGTACTGTCTTACCACCTTTGCTCAATGGCTTCTTGTGATCGACCTCTTTGCCGTCGCCTTTATGCACAAGCCCTGCCTTCTCCATCATTGCTCGGGCTTTGTTTCGTGCGGCACGTTTTTTCTTGACGGCGGGTGTGCCGTCGTACTTTTCATATTCTTTTTTATAGGGTCTTGGTTTGTTTACGTATGGCATGGCATTAGCCTCCAAAAAAGTTTCGTTTAGTGTTGTGCTCACAATCGTCTACCGAACACCAACCTTTGCACGTAAAGTTGGGCTTGGGATTCCATACATCGTTAGCATAAGCGGCATCAAGTCGGTTGGTTTCAGTCAACCATCTCTGCCACGCTTCGCTTTGGTCTTCAGTCTTGTAAGAAGCTGGCACTAGGTCTTGAACAACCAAGAAAATTAGTCCGGCTTTGATTGATTGAACTGCGGGAAAATGTTTAAACGTCAGCAAAGACAGAAGCTCAAGCTGTTTCTTGTCGGCGTATTTGCTAGACTTGCTTGACTTCCAATCTACGATACGAGCTTTGTCGCCATTGATTACAAGTACGTCTGCGATACCGCGAAACCAAACGTCTTTATCTCTGAACCCGCAAGGCTCTAAATTCCGTGTCAGCCCCATCTCATGTTCGCACAGCTTCTCCCCCGGGAGATTTTTAATGGGGTCGATCTGAGGTTTAATGTATGCAAACTTCTCAGGGATGGGCGTGTCGTCTCTGATGTATTCTTCGGCTACCTTGTGTACAGCAGTACCATACATGAGGTGCTCTTGTGGCGGCTCGACAATATCTTTGACCACACGCATGCGGTGGTACTTGCGGGGGCATTGTTGAAACAATGAAATACTTGAATACGACCACGTGTACATGCTCACCCTTTAAATTTTGTTGTAGTGCCGTAGCTGTCACCATACTTAACTTCGCAGTTAAGCGGCAAGGTCTTCGCCCACTCGGGACGCCAACGCATGCACTCTTGAACGTAAGCTGCTGCTACTTCTTTTTCTTCTATCGGTACTACGCAAGCAACAGCATCATGGACAGTCAGCACAACCTTGTAACGCTGAGCAATCCGTAGCATCTGCTCACCAATCACACACCTAGCAAGAGCTTGGCAAAGGTTCTCAACAACCTTCCCGCCATAGATACGAACTGGCCCCTTGCGTGTCGAATAAATATACTGTGGACGGCCTCTTTCGTCAACTTCTGTAGCACGTAAATCCATGTATTTCAGAGGCAAACCGCTCGGCAAATCGTAGCCAATTCCGGGGAGGATACTCACTGCTTGTGGTTGGATACCGAACGTCGTAGTGACCAGCTTTTCTGAGGATAAGGCTTCGAGTGATTTATGCCCCTCATCCCACAATGCAGTTATATGAGAGAACTTGGCGCGGTAACGACCAAGCACATGCTTGCAAAAATTCTCGTGTGCTGAGACATTGAAATTCTTTAGCTGAAGCTGAAACTTAGCCGCGCCCATGCCGTACCCACAGTTATGGACAATTATTGGCCCCCGTTCCGTTAAAACGGTAAAGCGATTCCTCGGCCCTGCATAAGCGAGATCGTAGGTCTGCAAGTTCTGTCTCAAGGGCGCAGACTGTTCGCTTGTTACGCATGTTGTCGCTTCGCGACACGAACCTAATATTATTGGGTTCGTACCCTTTGTTATTATTGATGCGATCCATTTCAAGTTCTTCAACATCCCATCCATCAAGTGTTTGCACATGCTTGAGAAATAAAGTGCGGTCTTCTCTCCACGGCTTATAGACTTCAATCCCTCTACCCCCGTAGTCGGAATAGTGTGCCGCGCCTGTGTTATGGCATCTGCTAATCGCGGCGGATAGTCTATTAAGTAACCTGATTCTATGGGCGTCGTCATACATGGCGTCAGTGTATTTCCAGTACCGCTTACCACTTGCCGCACTCTTTGCACAAATGTTGCACCTAGTACTTTTAAAGTTTTTGAAGTTCTGCTGATCGACTGTGTACTCAGGTAGTCCGCAATCGCACTTAACAATAAGGGCGCGGATACCCTTCTTTTCTCCTGTAATATATCCTGTGACGGTAAGTTTTCCGCTCCTGTGCCCAATGCTTGGCAGAGGATATTTTCGTTGGATACCATTGCTTGCGCCTCCAACCATTGCGTCCCTGACAATACTTTGTGATCGGGAGTCAACCAAACCCCGCAAAGATTCAGCGTTTGCTTCAAGCCTTTCGATACTAATCCTTCGTGGCATACCCACTCCTTTCCATCCCATAATTTATCGGCAAGGGTAATTTCCTCAATAGGCTTCCACCCCAACTCACACAGTACCATAGTTCCAGAACCTATACAACCCAAAATTGTTGTCTTACCGACAAAGCGTTCTTCGTCGGTAATATCATTAATTTCCTTGCCGTATATGGAGGATGCCATCATCTTGTAAACGTCTTCGCCCATCTCAAACGATTTAACCAAGTCGTTCTGCCCTGATAACCATGCCAATACTCGCGCCTCAATCTGTGAGGAGTCGGAGTCAATCAGCACGTAGCCCTTAGGTGGGATGATCGAGGTCTTCAGCGGTGACTTGCGAGGTATGTTCTGAAGATTTAGCTTGTCGTCTCCGCCCCATCTTCCTGTGTGAGCCGCATAGTAGCGTAGTGGAACGGGTAACTTGCCACGTTTAGATATGTCAATAAATCTCTGAGTCCGTGTCTCTTCTAGCGTACTCTTAGTGCCAAGCCTTGCCGCCACCAGTGCTTGCACTCGCTCGTCAGGGTGATCTGCTAAGTCTTTAAACCCTGCGTCACTCTTAGCCATAGCAAGTGCGGGTTTGCCTGTCGTCAGGCTGATCTTCATAGGGGGCTCAACACCAAACTCACGCAGTCTAGTGGCAAACTTCTCGTTCGACATAAGTACTTCGCGATCGGCGCTGGCGTCGGCTATAAGCTGTTCCTTCTTTGTTACCACATCAATTAGATGTTGCTCAAGTAGTGGGAGGTTTAGCTCAAGCACTGGCGCTGTGAACATACGCAGAGTTAAGTCGATGAGTTTCAGTTCTTTCTTTTTAAAGTTTGCAAGAAGAATGTTAAACAGTTGGTAGGTTATCTCAACGTCGTTCTTGCAGTAGTCTCCGTAGCGAGCTAGCTCGTCGGGGGCAAAGCTACGTCGGTTCTTGCCCAACGCATTAAGCACCTCTGTACCTTTAGTCCCCAACCCATAGCGCAAAGCTAGCTTTGCAAGACTGTTGCCAACCTCCGTGCCATCGACTGCACGTGCCATTGCTAGCGTATCACCAAGCACCTTTGGATGGATGTCGAAGTGCCACGCTAAGATAGCTCCATCAAACATCATGTTGTGGGCTACCACGAAATTCTCCGGCATGTTAAAGCCGTCAAGCCACTCTTTCGTTTGCTCGCGTGTCCCGCTAAACCATTCAGTCGGCTCGTCGTCTACCTTGACACAAACACCGATCGCTTCAAAACGCTCGTCACGAATGTATTCCTCTGTTGTTATCTTAGTCAGATTGAATTGCTGATCGTAGTACGTTTCAAAGTCGATGGTGATTATGTTCATTTGGTTTCCAATTAAATTACTTGGCAGTCTCAATGGCGCGTGTCAGATACCATTGTGCCTTGCGCAAGTCTTCCAACTTGTTGCCTTTGTGGTCGGCACGTGTGATGTACTTAACCACGTTACCAAGGTTGTAGCCAAGGTTCTTAGCTTCGATGAAGTCAATAGTCTCAATGCCACCTATCTTATAGTGGGCAGGGTTATTAATTGGGTCGCTTTTAACCCACCGCATCTTACCCTCTCCTACTTCAGTAAGCGTCAAGCCCCCTACTTCAACGCCTACTGGTGCATCAGAACTAAACACACCAAGGTTTTCCCACTGCCCTTTTGCTTTTACTGCTTGCGCTCTACCTTGTAAGAACTTAAGCGCAGGGGATAGATCAACCTCTGCTTTCTCTATTCTTGGTGTGTCCATCTTGCGACGAACAGCGTAGACGTTTTGGTATCGTGTTTCAAAATGCTTAGCAACTTCGGTTGTCTTTGCTGTGGGGTTCTCTGTGATGTAGCGACGAATCTTCTCTGCACGTGTTAGCTTTTTAGCCATTTGATTTTCCTTGAGTTTAAAAAGTTGCATCTTCATATTCTGTTGATGCTATTTGTTTTGGTTGGCGTTTATTAAGGGCTATCAACCATTGCCCCTGTGCTCTCTCGAAAGGCCACCATACTGACCAGTTGACCTGTCCCTTGGGATTACTCCTTCGAATAGTGTTTCCACCGACTTGTAGTTGTTTCCGCACCCTAGGCAGATTCGGTATCGGTATACATCTTCCTCCACCTTCCGAGTCTCTCTCACTGTTGACTTGGTTACATTGCACTTCGGGCATTTCATTTTGCACCCTCCTTCTCCTTTAATAATTCGTCATAAAACTTCTTGGGCATTGGCATTTTCTTGACAATCATTTGTCGTAGCCACTCTGCTCCACCTAGTTGATTAAAAATAATCCAATGTCTATCTGACATACGTACCTGTCTCCCTATCAGGGGCTCAAGCGGTTTCGGCCTTGGCATTTTTTTCCTTTCTGTATTCCAATACTTCATTGAGTAAACGTTCCATCTCATAAGAAGCTTCTAAATGAAACGGGCTAACCGGTTTGCAATTAGCCATTGAACGCATCATGCCAATGGTTGTTCGTGCAGTTGTCTCGCTAAGAGGCTTCAAGTGTTCTTCTCCTTTAAGGCTTGTTCAACTATTCTGACCACTTGCACATAATTACTTAAGTTAAGCAATTCAATTTCTTCATCCGTCAGCCCTACCCATGTGCGCTGTGGTGCAACATAGCCAACCACTTTAGGGTTGTGCGCAATCTGTGGGTTC